ATCGAGTGTTGCGAGGTCTCCCGTAAGGGAACCAAGCTTGGCCGCTTCCTGATTAGGGATTTGGCTAGAATATCCGATAAGCTTTGACAGGATGTGATTTCTGTCAATAGCTTCGCTGAATTGCTCAAGGAGTCCCTGTTGTGCGTATTGCATAGCAGTGGGCTCGATGGCAATCAAACGTGGTGTTTTGAGCGTTTTAGGAACATCGACCAGCCTAGAAGGCCGCTCGAGTCCAGGTTCGAGGATGTTAATGGAATTACCGTCGTAATAACGATAATTTGGAAAGAGGAATTCCGCATGCGGAAAAGCCTGATCCAGCCTATAGGGCCACTCAGTCTGATAAAATTTCTGGTTACCCATCTTTTTATCAGCAGTAGCCCCAGGCCCATGCTTCGGGAGGATCTCCCCGTCATACACCATTCGGTCTATGTCGGAATAGAGACCTGCGAAAAGCATTCTGCCGATGCGTTGAAACTCATCCTTTTGTCGGATGAAACGCTTGTCGGCAGATTTAACATCCTGCTCACACGTGAAATAGCCATCATAAGCTGCCTTCACCCTCTCGGGTGAGCACTCCAGCTTTACTTTACCAAAAGCCATAGTAACTTGGCGAATGGCAAAGATAGCATGGATAGATGGCTCTTCACGCAATAGACCGCTAGTTCGGTCGAAAATGAGATCAAAGAAACCTCCGAGGAATCGGGGGAGACTGCCTTTAAAGCTGAAACCAGCAAAAAGGTCGTGGTCAACCCTCCCTGCGTCTAGACTTTTTTGGAAGTCTACGGCAAAGGAAGGAAGGGTAATCGTTAAAAACGACTCACCTTCATTTTCAACACGGGCCTCGATCGTTTTTAGATCGAGGTCGGCACTAGTGCGGCACCAACTGCTCAATTCAATGAGCAGTTCTTGCAAAAGAGAAATCATCGGGCTTTTCAAAATGGCCTCCTAACAGAGGTTCGTTTTCCTTAAGCCATGACTTGATTTCCCACGCAGATTGAAACTAGTGTCGTCCCTTACGGGTGTCTCCGAGAAGATTGTTAGGTAGGATTCGTCCTACGATAGCAATCACGAAGACAACCAGAGAGATGATACTACCCAGAAGAAAACTGATCAGATCGATCAATTCTCACCGCCCAGAAGCTGGGTGATCCGCGCACCGGAACTTGCGTTCAGGTACGTGGCGAGGCCTGCGACAACAGTCTGCTGCTCCGCAATGGTAAAACCATTGACAGGAACATCGACTACGACGTAAGCACTCATCGAGAACTGCGTGTTGATTCCAGTAAAGGGATCAGGCGCAACCTTCGACACGTTGACTCGAATGGTTCGTCGAGTTCGCTTTCCATAGGAATGCGAAACGATCAGACCAACGGTACCATCAGGGGAGGTAAAACCTCCCGCATCGGTGCCGCTGCTCGTACGCGGAAGCGTAGAAGCAGTCGATCCAACAACGGTAACTGACTGGGGATCTGCGAATGCCATGGCATTCTCCTTTGACTTTGTGACGCCTCCCGGCGTTACGAAGTGAACTCATCGGATGATGAATCCACAGACCTATCTCAAGGTCTTTGGAGCCTTGGTAAGACCAAGAGCTGCCAATATGGCCCACTGGCCTCCCGAAAGGGAGTCCAGATTGACGCCAAATCCATAAGGGGTTGCGCGAAGCCGGCGTTTCCTAGTACGTTTGTACTGAGAGACGACAGTTCGTTGAAGCGATCCGTCATAAAGACGGATGCCATCGAACATGATATTTGTTGTGTGAACTTCTTCACACATCAAATAACCATATCGCATGACCAGGCCGTCCTGCTGGAATGCCGTGACGTTGTTTATAAAAACACCGACATCGGAAAACCAGTCGACCAGCCAACTCCATGGAGTTAACTCCCAAATGACACTCGGAGTGATCCGAGTTCCGAGCAACTTGTTAGCAAGTTGTTCGTACCTTTCCATCTTACTAGCGAAATCAGTTCCACTAGCTAGATAGTATGTAAAGGCGCCACTAAACCAAACACTACGATTGTAGGTTTGGGTAAGGGAGATATCCGCCTTGGGGAGACGATCCTGCCACAAATACGACAGCAACGTAGAATTCCAATTAGGAGTTCCATAGGTTGCGACGTCGCCGCGGTACTGCTTCTGAAGCGATACCTCGGATGTGTCAGGAATGCCTCGTTTCCTCCGGACGACTTTTCCGGAATCTTTCTCATATTGCTTCCGAATCTGGTTGAATTTCAACACAGCTTCGGCAGTCTTTATGATGTCACTTGCAAGTGGCAGCAATCCGAATTCATAGTTAAGGAATTCGCCTCCAATAGTATTGGCGGCTCGTCCTTTCCTTTTGAATAGATCTGCGAGAATGAAAGATGGCAAGCCATCTTTCAGTTCAAGCACGGCTTGCGAAAGACCAGCCTCAGGCCGAGTTGGTTGAGATGAAGCAATCAGCTTACTGCCAATGATATTTAGGTCGCTCTCGCGACTATAATCCTTGACATTTTGCGGAAAGCCATCGACACCATTGCCTAAAAATAGGCCATCGGTTTGCGGGACGAAACGTCCGTCATAGAAGACACCACTCGATGCAGATTGATCAATCCGATAGGACAATTGTCTTTTCGGAATCACAATCGAACACTGAGTAGAGTCAAATTCATGACCCGTATCATACGGCGCTGTAATCCTAACAGCATCGTCATTAACAGAAAGATAGTCAAATAATTGACCATCATTCTTGACGGTAGCTAAGTTAGGATCCTGAATGCCCGTTCGAAAAGAACGGACTGACTCGGGCACGGAAATTTCAGGAAAAGGAACAGAGACCTGCCCAGACGGTGTCTGCGCAGTGTATGTTTGCGTGCCTCGCGGCACTATAACACGTTGTCTGTTCTTTGTCTGATAAAATCCGCCCATGGGGTTCCTTATGAATTGAATAAAGAAGATACGGC